ATCAGGTTTGCAGCACGGCCGCAGGAGCACAACACGCTCATCAGCGCTGGCGACATCATCCGCGTGCAGCTGGCGCGTGACAACACCACCTACGCCAACTCAGTGCATGACTACCTGTACCAGGTGGAGCGCATCACCAAGACTCTGGCGGGTGATGTGAGCTATGAGGCCACACACTTCCCGATCGACGACCAAGGCCGCAGCCTGATCGCATTGGATGTGGCTGCTGCTGTCGGCACCGGCATCATCCTGCCAAGTGGCCGCACCGGCGTGAGTTGTGATGTGAACTCCAGCAGCGACAACACCATCCCTGCCGAGTCGTTCACGGCTGCTGATTCTGAAGCGCCGATCCAGCTGCCATTCCCTGGCGATGATTCAGCGCCGACAGGCGACATCGGCAGCACTGATGATGGGTTAGACGCTGGACTCGGAACTCTGCCATTTATCAACCCACTTGGCGGTACAACAGCACCTGGCTCGTTCTTGACGCTGCCAAATACCTGCGTCAGCAGTGCGCCAATATATTCATGGTTTGATTCAGATGGTGTTGCCAACATCACGAACATTGCCGCGTTGGTTCCTTCGTATGTGCTCACCCGCAGTGACATCGGGCGGGTCGTTTATGGCAGCGTCCAATGTGGTGAAGGAGCCCCTGTCACCACATACGGCCCATTTACGCTGCCAAGCGGAGACTTTCCACCGACTGGCCCTGCCAACAAATACAGCAGCACTGTTGGCTATAAGTATGTCCCTGGAACGGCGAGCGGCAGTTTCCCATTGGTGAGCTACTACCAACCCGCGTGGCGCGTTGCCGGAGATTACTTAGGCGCACCTGCTTACATATGGTATGGATACACCATAAGCGGCGGAGTAACGTTCTTGACGTATTCTCCTATCTCTTTCGCTGGTGGAACTATCCAGTTTGAGGGCGGCAATACTTCAAGCGAAAATGGATCAAATGTCGTTGACATCCGTGATCCGTACACGGATGCAGTGCTGTACACGTACCCGCAGCCATGACCACCTTCCCCTCGCTGACGCCTGCCACTCGCGCCTTCACGCCAGGGGAGTATCCGCACACGCCGTTCAGCACGTATAACGGATTCCAGAATCGCGTGCGTCATAGCAACGTAATGCTCAGCAGCTCAGTCCGGCTGAGCTTCATCGCATTGGCTGAAGCTGACATGCTCAGCATCCTCAGCCACTACCAAGGCCAGTACGGCAGCTTCGAGAGCTTCACGCTGCCGTCCAGCATCTGGAGCGGCGTCACCACCATCAGCGACTACCAGCTGACGGATTACCGCTGGCGGTACACGGACCCACCATCCGTGGATGATGTTTACTGCGGACGCTACAACGTCGAGCTGGCGCTTGAAACCGTACCGCCTGACGGCACCTTTGTCGGCGGCACTGAGTTCACAGTGGTTGTCACTGCAGTATTCGGCAGCGCCACTTCAACCAACGGCCTGCAGCAGAGCATCACACTATCCATTGCTGGCGGCTCAGCTTCTCAAGTCATTGGCGGCGACGGTCTTCAGGAGAGCATCACGATCAGCCTCGTGGGTGGCACGGCTTCTGTGATTGCTGGCGAGGGTACTGCCGACGAGACAAGCTTCTGGAGTGACTGGGCATTTACCAGCAACGACATCTTCTTGTACGAGCAAGGAGCAGCAACCGAATCGCCTGCGTATTGGATGACGTGGCAAGCCTTGCCCGAAAGCTCCCCGCTGCTATTTGAAGATGCCACCTAGCTATCGCTAAGCTGGAAGCACACTGATTAGACGTTTGCAGTCTTGCCGACATGGCCGCACCCAACATCAAATCAGGCAGCTCCGTCACGACGGTCACCGGCAAAACCGTGGGCTACGCAGTGACAACCTCAATGGCTGCGGCGCTGAGCAACGGGTCTAGCAGCGGCAAGGTGCTAAAGATCAACTCGGTCTACTGCGCCAACGTTGATGGCACCGCAGCAGCTGACATCAGCCTGGAGCACTACAACGGCACTACCGGCTTCGCCATCGGCAAGACGATCACCGTGCCAGCCGATGCCACGCAGGTGCTGGTGACCCGCGAGGCTTACATCTACCTGGAGGAAGGCCACAGCCTCCGCGCACAGGCCAGCGCTGCCAGCGACCTGGAGCTGGTCATCAGCTACGAGGACATCAGCTGATGCTTGGCTTCAACGGCGGTTTGATGGGCAAGAGGCGCAAGCAGGAAGCCACGACGCCAGGGTTGTGGTTCCCAAATGAACGGGCAATCATTGCGGGTTCGGATCCGTATTGGGATAATGTTGTATTGCTGTTGCAGCCCAACGAAGAGGCCAACAATTCCACAGTGTTCACCGATCTAAGCAGCTACGGCAGAACGCTGACCGCGAATGGCGATGTAAAAATTGACACAAGCGTTACCAGATTTGGTAGGCCGACAATCCTGGCTGATGGCACAGGAGACACTATTTCGGCGGCGGATAGTGCAAGCCTGGAGCTAAGCAGCTCAAACTTTACGCTAGAAATGTGGCTGGAACCGTTCTCTCAAACGCGCCAGTACGTCACGCTGATTAGCCGAAGTGATCTAAACTATGCAGGCGGCACCTGGACACTGCTAGTCAACTGGCAAAGCAGCACTAGCGGAGATCTTGTTTTGTATGCAGAAAATAATGCTCTTATTTTGCAAACCACAGGTGTCAATGTCAGGGACGGCAACGCGCACTTCATACAGGTTGTACGCACCGGCAATGTATTTGACATCAACGTTGACGGCACAAATAGAGCAACAACAACTAACAGCGTTGCATTTGGCAACTCCACATTCCCGCTCAAAATCATGGGCGAAGATGGTTCGTCGCCTAACAGAGACGCTGCAGCCAATGTCGGAGCCGTGCGCCTGACCATTGGAGTTGCAAGGCCCAACGTCGTCCCAATAGGTCCATTTCCTGTCTACTGATGGCGATGCTCTACTCCCACCTGCAATCCACGCCAGCACCTCTGCCGCACCGGATCCGCTTTGCGGACGGCAGCACCCGCACCGACAGCACCACCTTCACGCCTGACGAGCTGGAGCGTGCCGGGTACAGCGGCCCCTACGAGCGACCTGAGTGCAACCCGAAGCTGGAAACAATCGACTGGGACGGCAGCGCCTTTGTGGTGCGCCCCTACAACTTCGATGAGCTGCAAACGCAGCACGCCAAGATCCGCCAGCGGCGCATTGAGATGCTCAAGGCCAGCGACTGGACGCAGATTGCTGACTACGACCTCGGCGCCGATCGTGACGCCTGGGCCGCCTACCGCCAGGCCCTGCGTGATCTGGCTGATGCTGCCAACCCGTTTGACATCACCTGGCCGCAGCCACCTGCCATCTCGGCAGAATGAATCCATCTGAGCATCAACTATGGCCAGCCTGATCTACAACTCATTCGTTGATGACATGGCCCGTGGCGCCATCGACCTCGACACTGACACCTTTAAGGTCTTGCTGGTCACATCGGCCTACAGTCCGAACAAGGACACGCACGACAAGCGTGATGATGTCACCAACGAAGTCAGCGGCACCGGCTACACCGCTGGCGGCGTCACCAGCGCCTGCACAGTCACCAAGAGCACCGCTAACGATCGCGTTACCCTCAGCTTTGCTGCTGTGAACTGGCCCAGCAGCACCATCACCGCCAGGGCTGCGGTGATCTACAAATCACGCGGCGGTGCCAGCAGCGCTGATGAACTGGTCTGCTACGTGGACTTTGGCGCCGATGTTTCCAGCAGCGCCGCAACCTTCAGCCTGGGCGCCAGCGTCATCACGCTGCAGAACTGATGGCCACCTTCCCGGCACTGGAGCCGGCCACGCGCCGCTACAGCATGGGCACCTTCTCCGTCACCGAGGAGAAGGGCTTCGGTGGCGGCAGCGTCCGCTTTCGGCATGGCACCACCGCCTACAGCCACATCCTTGAACTGAGCTTCGCTGCACTGACGCAAGCACAGGCCAAGCTGCTGCGCGATCACTACCGCGCGCAGCAGGGCGGCTACATCGCATTCCCGCTCAGCACTGAAGCGTGGGCTGGCCACACCAGCTTCACCGACCTGGTGCCAACCTCCACGCACTGGCGTTACGCCGCGCAGCCGCAGGAAGACCACCTATCCGCCGGCTATGTGAACGTCTCAATCAGCCTGATCAGCGTGCCGGCTGTGGTGCCAGCAGCATCTGCCGGTCTGGCCTCCACCGTCACTTGTACCCTGGCTGGTGGTGCTGCATCGGGTAGCTAACCTGAGATAGCGATTCACGCCAGCTATGGCACCTACTCCCGAGGGGATCACCAGCGTTGCCATAACTTTGCTGGCCGGCTCCGAAATCCTCAGTCTCCTGCCAGGCGTTAAGGCCAACGGCTGGGTTCAGCTGATCCTCGGTGCATTGCGTGGCATTGCATCCCGCAAGCGGTGACTGAGCCAACGCACGGCGAGATCCTCCGCGCCATTGGCGTGCTGGAAGGCCAGCTCAAGCAGCTGCTGGATGCCGCCATCTCCGACAAGACTGAGCGGAGCGGATTAGGCGTCCGCGTTGGCCGGTTGGAGACGCGCATGGCGCAGGTAGTTATCTTGGCCGTCGTTGCCGCCATGCTGAGCCCTGTCATCTGGTCCGAGATCAAAAGCGCATTCAGCTATCGGCAGTCAGTGCCGCAGCACCTGCAAAGACCATGACGCAACCACTGCGGCTGATTGACCTGTTCCGGTACTTCAAGGGACTGCCGCATCAGTTGGCGGCGATCAGTGAGCTGGAGGCTGCAATCGGTCCGCGCCTTCTGAGCCGCGATCAGCCATGGTTCAAGACATGGAGCACGGCCGGTGTGCAGACCGATCTGGCCGATGCGATCCAGATCATCAAGGAGTTCGAGGGCTGCCATCTGAGCGCCTACCCAGACCCGTTAAGCGGCGGCGATCCTTGGACGATCGGATACGGCACCACTCGATTCCCGGATGGCAGCGTTGTGCGGCGCGGCGACAAGATCAACGTCATCGAGGCTGACATGCTGCTCCGCCTTGAGGTGGACCGCATCGCAGACCGCCTGCGCGCGATCCCGCACTGGGCAAGCATGAGCGATCCGCAGCGCTGCGCGTTGATCAGCTTTGCCTACAACCTCGGCATTGGGTTCTACGGCAGCGCTGGGTTTGAAACCATCAGCGCAGCATTGCGCGATAAGGACTGGCCATCAATGCCAGCAGCCATGCTGCTCTACCGCAACCCTGGCACTGCCGTTGAGGCTGGCCTGCTGCGCCGCCGGAAGGCTGAGGGCGCACTCTGGCAGAAGGGTATCCCGCAACTGCAACAGCAGGGCGTCCTGCTGCGTGTGCCGTATGAGGCGCAGAACGACAACGCCAGCGGCACCGGCTATCGCGAATGCTTCAGCAGCAGCGCTGCCATGGTGGCCAAGTTCTACGGCAAGGTGAGCGGCGACGATGCCTATAACAAGATCCGCGCACGCTTCGGCGATACCACCGACGCGCAAGCGCAGATCAAGGCGCTGCATTCACTTGGGCTGGCAGCTCGATTGCAGACCAACTGCAACTCTGCCGTGATCGACACTGAGTTGCAGGCAGGGCGCCCCGTAATGGTGGGCTGGCTTCATAAAGGACCTGTCGGCGCACCTACCGGAGGCGGCCATTGGTCCGTGATCATCGGAGCAACCACCGGCGCCTACATCCACAACGATCCAAACGGCGAGGCCGACATGGTGAACGGCGGCTACCTCAACCACACCAAAGGTGCAGGCATTGCCTACAGCCGCAAGAATTGGCTGCGCCGCTGGGAGGTGGATGGCCCTGGTACCGGCTGGGCGATGCTGGTAAGCCCTGCGTGAGGCAATACGTCCTAGAGATTGAATACACCATCGTCGTCGAAAGTGAAGACGATGATCCTGAAACCGTGAGCGATAACTTCGTGGCGCGCCTCACTGAGTTGGCGCCATCGAACGATCACATCCTTGGCCTTTCGGTCAACGTTCTACCAATCCCGGAGTTGCGTGGATCATCAGATTGATGGCACATCTCTCGTCCCCAAGCGCTCCGCTAAGCAGCGGTTTAGACAGCAAATCTTTGAAGCATGGCAGCATTGTTGCGCCTATTGCGATGCCGCGGCCGACACCTTGGATCATGTCAAGCCACGACACAAGGGCGGCAACACCGTCGTGAATAACCTTGTACCAGCCTGCCGCGAATGCAACCGTAGCAAAGGCAGTGAACACTGGCGGCAATGGTTCAAGCTGCAGCCATCGTGGACGGATGAACGGCAATCTAAGATTGAAGCATGGACTGAAGATATGACACCATGACATGGGGTGACTGGATGATGGTCAAATGGACCATTGAAGAAGAACTGCACATCGAGGCGCAATCACGTAGCGCATTGATTCATCCAAGCGAGAAGGATGTGCGATCATTGTGTGCCTCGCTGATCAAACAGAATGCCTACTACACGCGACTCATTCAGCAAGCAACTGGTCACATCGCGCATCTTGAGACATCAGCGTTTCTCGGTGAGCATCAAACGAAGCCGCCGCATCGACCGATCATGGATCTGGCCAACCGCGCTACGCGTTATGCCAA